CTTCGGGCCCCTCTAGCAGGTTAGAACCTGCGATGTTACCTACTCTCCAAACAGAAATGCAGTAGCTCTGCATGGACCGGTGAGCCGCCAATATGACGAGTCGTGGTTCCCACGCCGAGTTGTATGTGACATTAATCACAAGGAGAAAGACCGCTATGCCCTTAATCAAACGCGGGTACAGGCGGCTGACTGCCAAGGTGCCCAAACGAGGAAACTTGAATGGAACCCCAAGCAGTCGTACTTGTGATGCTGAGCTCCTTCCTTTGGAACTTCAGCCAGACGGCACACGTAAGTGGCCCGTTTCCCCCACCCTTAAAAGGAGGGGAATCGCCGATGCAGCCGGTAGTAATGCCGACTGCGGTACAGGCGATTGGCTGTTGTCCCCTTGGATCTGGATCAAACCAGATGCCGTCGAGTTGGGCTTATGGAATAGCTGGCTTGATAACCAGCGACGCCGTCGCCCGATTCTCAGTGATGAGAACGACGAGGAAGGTTGACGAAAAGTGCTTTTCTCCATCATGCACAGTTGTAAACTGTGTTATCTGCAATCAGGCTAACTTAAGGAGTAAGGATGATTCTAATGTTCAAGAACGCTCTGGCTGCGTGCGCCGCCATTGCAACATTTGTTGGCGGCGCACACGTAGTCTGGACGTACCTGGACACTAACCTTACCTCTCGAGTTAGGTCGGTAGTTGCTGCAGATGCAGCGATGACTCCGGCTATCGAGATGATACCTGAACCGGCATTGCCGGCGAAGAGGAAATGAGCATCGTAAAAGACTCGTCGATTGCATTCCCGACCCGTTATTTCTGCTCCACTCAGGACTACTTCCCCGATGGCTCTACGAACGGCCCCGCAGACGTGAGCAATACGACACGCACTGTGAAGGCCGTTCGCACCCGCGAAGGACAGCGGTTACCTGGATGGAAAGGGATAATTAAGGCTGGGGGCAATGCTACCACGCCCTTATCAGGCGTGTTCGACAACATCTGGTCGCGACAGCTCTCCGTCAAACATAAGTGGGTCAACAACAATGACGGCAGCTTCCGCATTACCATAGCCCGAGGCGATGTAACTTTTGCCTTCATAGCCCCAGCTGGGGACGGTTCTATGGGATTCGGAACGATGATTGACACTTCGGCCGCAGACAATCGAGCGCGTGCGCGTTTTTATAAGCAACTTAGGGCGCAACAGGTCCAATTTTCCGGGCCTACGTTCCTTGGGGAGCTTCGTGAGACTCTACGCATGATTAAACAGCCTGCTCAAGCAATCCGAGACTCGTGTGATCGGTATTACCGCTCCCTCAAACAATGGAGAGGGAGAAACCGACCACCAGCGAATAGCCACAGAAAATGGCAATGGCGCCAGGAGTTAGAGAAAGTTGCAGGAGGGCTGTGGTTAGAGAATTCCTTCGGATGGCAGCCTCTGATACATGATATTGAGGATGCCGTGAAAGCGTTCGAGAAATTGACGCCGCCGATCTCCAATGTAGTAGGAATTTCTGTTGGAGATACAGATGGTATCGACTCTTACAACGCCTATAGCGCGACAGGGTTTGGTGATTCGCAGAGTCATTTGAACATCGGTTCAATGATGTTCTATATGTATCTTGACTTCGCCCGATCGTCATGCACTGTCCGTTACAAAGGGAAGATTTCTACTCGAACCGAAGCTACCAGGTGGGATGATCTTGCGTTATTCGGCTTTACGCCGAGCGAGTTCATACCTACCGCATGGGAATTACTACCCTGGAGCTTCTTAATCGACTACTTCACCAATATCGGTGATATCCTTACCTCAGCAGTAACTAGAACCACGCCTGTCCACTTTGTGAACTCGACGATCCGGAAAACGGCCCGCCTTTACGGCAGGCTAGTCTCGGATCCAAGGCGACCAGGTGGGTTTCCGTGGGACTGGACTCTCGCTGAGAATACGGGTAGTAGCGCACAATGGGAAATTCAACGGAAGTCGATATCGCGTCAGGCCGGGGGTGGGGTTTCATTGCCCTCCCTCCAGTTTGAAAGCGGTTTGAATGTTGGGCAGATGTGTAACATTACTGCATTACTGACCAACTTTCTAGACGTCCATCCGCAAGACAAACCTCGGCGCAACTGGCATAGGTAATTCGTGCCAGCCATACCTAAAGGATCAATATGTCTTTCAACATTACGTCACCCATCACGGGTGCAGCGCAGACGGGATTCACCGCACCTACGTATACCGTTGTATCTGACATGGCGCCTACCCCGCAAGGGAAGCAGGTTGCTGTGTCAGCTCTCGGCGGCACGCAGGCAGGTGTTACAACGCATACCGTCAGTAGTCCTTTCACCCTGAATTTTGTCCGGCCCCCGATTTACAAGTCTTTGGGGAAACCGAACCCGACAACGGGTGTTATCAAGGACGTGCCAAGGAACACGTATAAGTTCATCGGCCGCAAGGGAGTACTTCCCCTTGCAGGTCAACCGTTCGCAGTTGCGCAGGCTACCCTGATTTTGGATATCCCAGCGGGCTCTGATACGGCTGATGCGGCCAATATACGTGGACTGCTTAGCGCGCTTTTTGGCGCAGTCGCACAGCAGTCAGCCGGTACAGGCGACACGATGGTTTCAGGGATCGTTTGATAACCGGTCCCTCATCGTAGTTTAGCCTAAACCTGTTTTTCTGACGGAGATTGACATGCGTGATTACGCTGTGGATTTACCTGTCGTGCTTTGTTCTGATTTGACTTCTGAAGGCTGGAGCGGTAGTTCATCACCGTTCCCTGGTCAAACCCTTCACGACTTCTCGATGACATGCCTCTGGAACAGCCTCCTGAAGAAATTTCAGGACGGTATCGAACCTGAGGCTAACCAACGAGCTCTGGACCTCTTTCTTGCGGTCAACGAATCGTGTAGGCTATATAGCTGGGATACCAGCCAACAGACCGAATTGGACGCTATCGCCATCGGAGAGGCTCGTGGATTTATTCACGACTTCTTCTTCCCGGACTTCAGTAGGGGCGCCTTTCAAGGCCCATTATTGGGGATTCGGAAGATTTTCGATGGTTTCGGCGTTGGACCGGGCAGCAACATTGGGACTCGATCTAATGATTTTTATTCGAAGATCGGGACTAGTGTTATCACTGCATCAAGTCAGGAGCTGCTTGACACGTTCAAGCACCTCACGTCGTCTGAACCCAAGTGGTCTCTCGTTGAGTCTAAGAGATCCGAAGTTAGGGGATACGATGTGATCAAGGCTAGTCGCCTCAGTTTCGTGCCTAAGACGCGGAAAATAAGCAGAACCATATGCACTGAGCCCCTCTGTAATATGTTTTTCCAGAAGGGTATAGGATCGGCACTTGAAGGGCGGTTGCGCGAGGTAAGTGGTATCAACCTCTCGTTTCAGCCGGACAAAAACCGAATTCTTGCTCAGCTCGGGTCACAGACTGGAAGGTTTGGTACTATCGACCTATCCAGCGCTTCCGACTCGATGTCTCTCACGTTGGTACGTGAGTTTTTTCCGACCAGTGTTGTAAGCTGGCTAGAGAAGGCTCGCACTCCTTTCACCATCTTGCCAGATGGGCGTGAGGTTGAGTTGCACATGGTGTCTAGCATGGGAAATGCTTTTACGTTCCCATTGCAGACATTGTTTTTTACTAGCTTAGTCTACGGTGTCTACCGCGCTCGGTCAATAAAAATCGAGCGTCCAAGTAGGCATTCTTTGGGCAACTTCGCCGTGTTTGGCGATGACATTATAGTTGTACGCGAGGCTTATGACCACGTGTGCAAGCTTCTAATGTTATGTGGCTTCAAGGTTAACGTAGATAAGTCGTTTAACGACGGCTTGTTCCGCGAGTCGTGTGGCCGCGATTTTTACTGCGGTCACAATGTTAGAGGGGTGTATTTACAATCCCTCATGACACCAAGCGATAGGTATTCTGCTATCAATCGGTTAAACGTCTGGAGTGCAGAGCATAACGTGGCTCTTCCGGCGACCGTAGGACTTTTGGTACGGGGTCAGCGATTTTTGCGAATCCCATATCACGAGTCAGACGATGCTGGAATAAAAGTCCCACGTCGCTTTGCGAGGTCTCGGATCGATAGGTTTACAGGAGCGACTTATTATCGCTGCCTAACCGTTCGTACCCGGAGCTTCTCCGTTTTGGACGTTGAGGCACAGCCGCCTCGGATACGCCAATGGTTTAATAACCCAGAGGCACTTCTAATGGCTGCGTTAGCAGGAG